CGCGTCGTGGCGGACCTGGTGGTCGTGCTCGGCGATGGCCCGGATCAGGGTCTGGTCGCTCTGGAAGGCCGAGACCGTGGCGCCGGTGGCGTTGACGTAGGAGCCCTCGCGCGAGACCGCCAGTTCCAGGCTCATGGAGTCGAGGATGATGTCCTCGTTCATCTCGACCAGGAACACGAACGAGCAGTCGGACTGCGAGCTGTCGGCGTTGTGGTAGTTGACCCCGATCTGGGTGGTCTTCTTGACCGGGTAGCTGAGCAGCGTGCCCTTGTTCAGCTCGTCGCGGTAGACGTAGACGCCGAGCGAATTCTGCACGTTGTAGAGGTAGTTGTAGGACCGCGGGTTCATGAACCACACCCGGCGCCGGTCCTTGACGTTGGCGACATCGAGCTTGTTGACGGCGCCGCCCAGCTCCGCCGCGACCGTGGCCAGGGTGTAGCCCGAGGTCGAGGTGATGAAGTTGCCCCCCGACGCCGCGGTCGAATTGCCGGTGGTCGAATAGAGGCCGGCGGTCCCGCCGCCCGTCACGGCGTAGCTGTTGGCGAAGGACAGGTAGCCCCGCGGGGTGTCCTGGGTTCCGTCGCCGAGGATGAAGGCCAGGTCCTCGCGAAGCGCCACCACCTGCACCAGGTCGTCGCGCACGAAGGCGTCGGCGGCAGGGTCGGCATAGCGCATCATGTCGTTGGACACTGGCACCAGGGCGGTCAGCTTCTTGTAGCTGGCCACGATCTGGTCGAGCGTCTGGTTGGAGGTCCCGATCGAGGCGCTCTCCGAACCATAGCTCGCGGTCGCGGCCGACGCCTGGCCGGGGAGGGTCATGGTCCCCCGCGGCATGGGCATGTTGCGCGGGCCGGCGCTGCGGACCACAGCCTCGGGGCGCAGCAGCTCGATGATCTCGCTGGCCTGGTCCGGCGGCACGATGAAGCCGCCCGACGCGCCGACCGAGACCACCAGGGCGCGGGTCGAGCGGTCGGTGCGGGGATCGAACGAGCGGGTGACAGGGTGCCGCTCGCCGAAATGCTCGATCGCCAGGGCGCGCGCGCCGGCGATATGGTTGCCGCCGGCGTTGAACAGCTTGACGCAGGCGATGGCGCGCAGACCCTTGTGGGTGACCAGGCCCATCGACTGAGCGTCGGCCTCCTTGGTGTAGGGGTCGAGCTCGCGGACCTGGACGCGGTCCTCGATCTCCTGCCCCGCCACCGGCTGGGCGGTCTCGGCGGCCAGGGCCTGGGCGTCCTTCGCCCGCTGGATCTGGCCGTCGAGATCCTCTACCGCACGCTTCCTCGCCTCGTAATCGGTGACCTCGTCGGCGGTGAGGACCTCCTGGTCGGCCAGCACCTTGAACGCGTCAAAGGCGGCCGCACGCTTCTTGATCAGCTCGGTGATCATGGTGGTGGGCTCCATCTAAGGGAGTGGCGCGCTTCACAGCGGGCCGGCAGCCGTTGCCCAAGCGGCGGGTGGGGCGTTCGCCGGAAGGCGAAAGGGAATAGGGGAAAGGGGAAAGGGTGGGTCCGGTGGCGGACTCGAACCGCCGATCATCCGCGCGCAGGCGCGCGGCCGTTCTACCGTTGAAACTAGTCCGGGCTCAGGTCGCTAATGGGTGGCGGAGAGCGCCAGCAGGTCGGCCTGGCGACGGCGGCGGCTGATGTCGGCGCCACGCTGACCCTCGACACCTTCGTCGACGCCGGTCCCGCTCGAGGTCTGGGTGGTCTGCAGGGTCTCGTTGTCGGGATCGGAGACCCCGGCGCGGTCCATCATGTCGTTGACGGCCGCCAGGCCCTCGCGATGCTTTTTGATCGCGCTGCGATGCAGGGCCATGGCGTCGTCGTGGCAGGCGGCGGCCTCGCGCAGACAGCGCACCGTATCGTCCGACAGGGTCTTGCCGGCGCGCAGCTTGGCGTGGGCCAGGCCTCGGCGGAAGGCGCGCACGCCCTCGGTCGTGGCCGCGGCGATGTGGGCGCGTTCCTCAACGACCAGGATGTCGTCGGTCTCGGCGGCCTCGGCCTCAATCTCATGCCGGGCCAGGGCCTCGGCGATTTCCTCAGCGGTCATCGCCAGCAGGGCGTCGCCGAGGTCGGAAAGCACGCCGGCGAGCATGGCCGGGACCTGGCTTGCGTCGCCCTCAATCGCAGCCTCCCACTTGGCCTCTTCGAGCTGGTAGCCCAGGCTCGAGAACAGGTAGCAGAGGCTGGCGACCTCATAGAGGCCGCGGGTGAAGGTCGGCTTGCCGAAGCGAGCGCCGCTCGCCCTGCGGGTCCGCGCCTTCGCGGGCCTTGCCCGCTGGGCGTGGGAGTCCTGCCCTTCCGCCGCGGCGATCGTGTCGTCGCCCGCGACGAGGTCCTGATTGGCCTGCGCCATGCTCTCATCTCCATTGGCTCGCGCCGTGACCATGGCGCCGGTGTCGGACGGCACGCTGACCGGCGACAGTTCCAGAAGCTCCCACTGGGTGAACCGCTGGCCGCCCCGCGGCTTCTTCGGATCGAGCGGCTCGCCCTCGATCGGGTCGAACGCGACGGACACCGCACGCACCACGCCGGCCTTCATCAGGCCGCGGATCTCATCGGCCTTGGGCGAGATACCGATCGGCGCGAAGCGCACCCGCGCGGTGATCTCGTCGTTGCCGATCTGGATGTTCTCGGAATTGCCGATCGGGAAGTTCGGATCGTGGCTCCACAGCACGATGGGGTTGGCGCGGTAGTTGTCGAGCCGGCAGCCCTGGGGCACCAGGATGTGGCCGTCCCGCGCCAGCGCAGCCGTCGACATCACCACGTCGACCTCGTCGTCGCCGACGGGCGTGATCTGGGCCGAGACGAGCTTTCGGATCTGGGTCATCGACCGTCCCCTCAGTTCTGCGGCGGTTCGTCGGCGGCGGCGTCCTGGCCGGTCGCCTGGGTGCCGCCGGTGCCGGAATCGCCGGAGCCGACCGTGCCGCCCTCGGGGCGCCCGGCGCCGTCCGGGGCCTGGCCGGAGATATTGGAGCCCTCGGCCGCCATATTGGTCGGCATCATCAGCCGGTCGCCGCCAGGCATGGGCGGCAGGCGGTCGGCGGCGCGTTCCTCGTTCTGGGTCGTCTTGCCCGACAGGATGTTGATGCGCGAGACGTTGGCCCGGGTCATGACGTCGGCGCGCAGCAGTTGCGACAGGTCGAGGCCGACGTGGACCTCTTCGGCGTCCAGGCCGAATGTCCAGGCGAAGCGCTGCTCGAAATTGACCGCGCGATGGGTGATCGCCGAATTGACGTAATCCTGGTCCTGGGCGGCCTGGTTCTGGTTGGCCCCGCGCGCCTCCGAGGCGACGCCGACCTTGTGCGGGGGGACGCCAAAAAAGCGGCAAATCTCTTCCGGCTGGAAGCGGCGCTGGGCCAGGTGCTCCAGGTCGACCGAGGTCAGCTGCAGCTGGACCGGTTCGATCCCGTCCTCCAGCACCACGGTCTTGCCGTGGTTCTGGTAGCCGGCATTGAGGTCGTCGAACTGGGTCTTCAGCCGCTTGGCCGCCGGCTCGCTCAGCTGCTTGGCCGACTTCAGCCAGGTCGAGGGGCGGGCGCCGTTGGCGATCCAGCGGTTGCTCTGCTGGCCCAGTCCCATGTCCAGGCCGATGGCGTCGCGCGCCAGGCCGATGTTGGACACCCCGACCAGGGAGTTGAAGGTGATGTCGCGGAGGTGGAAGACGTCCTCCGAAGGGATCGACTGCGGGAAGTCCCGCAGCATGGCCATCTGCCACAGGCCGACGCGGTTGACGTTGTAGAAGACCGAGCCGTCCGAGGCCTCCAGCACCATGGCGGCGTCTGGGTTGACCGGGATCAGCTCGATCGGGTCGCCACGGCGATCGCGCCGGATCGGCGCCAGGCCCGAGCCACGCAGCAGGTATCCGGTCCAGGTCTGGCGGGCGAACTCGAACCAGGTCTGCTGGCGGTTGGGCCGCACGAACAGGTCGCAGACCGGATGGTCGGTGATCCGTTCCTCGCTGCCATCCGCCTGCAGGCGGTAGAGGTAGGGCGTGCAGCGCGCCAGGTCCGTCGAAAGGCGATTGACGCAGGCATAGACGGTGCTGACCGCCATCGCCGTCGCCTGATTGATCAGCGCGCCCGAGGCCGAGGCCATCGACCCCAGCGGCGGGATCATCCCATAGGACGGCGTCCCCGACCCCGCGCGCTGGACCGGCGCCGCCATCTGCCTCAGCCAACCCATCAGGCAGCGTCCTTGCCCGCCAGCAGCCACGCACCGCCGAGCAGGAAGAGGCCGGCGACAATGAAGGCTGCCGGCCGATGCATCAGCCACACGCCGTAGGTGATCAAACCGGCGCCGGCGATCGCTGCGGCCTCCAGCACCCGCTCCCCCGCCCACTTGGCGAGCGCCGCTCGCTTATCCGTTGCGATCATCACAGCCCTAGGCTTCCAACGATTTCGAGCGCTCGAACCGGACGAGCTGCTCATCGTCAAAGACAGCGCAGATCGGGCCGACGCCGTTAACGTCGACGCCGCAGTAGCCGTTCAGTATGCCGAGCAGCCCGACCCGAAACTCCCCTGGACGGATGAATTTGTCTGAGCCGTGGCCGCCAACCTGGACCGTCGGATGATCCGCCAATTCTCGATTGCAGGCGACGTGCGCGCCCACCAGCGCAGCGATCGCATAAGGATCGATGGCCAGCAGCGAATTCAGGAATTCGATGAGTTCGTCCGTGTCAGACCGAATGGTCAATGGGAACCCTCCTAGAGCACCAGGAGCCCGCGCTCCTCATAGACCGACCGCCGCGCCTCAGGATTGGCCGACATCACGGTCACCGCGTTGAAGTGCGCCATGGCGGGGTCGATCTTGGCGTCGCCGGCGTTCTGCTTGGTCGCCCGGATCGCGGTCGCGGTCGGCTCGATCTTCAGATTGCCGACGCACCAGTCCATCATCCGCTGGGGCGCGTGCTTCTCGGTGCCGTTGGCCAGCTTGCGCTCGGACGTCTTGATCGCGTTCATCAGGGCATAGCCCTGCTGCACCCCGACCACATAGTTGGACCCGCTCTCGCGGTTCTCCGCGACGATCCCGGCCTCGGCCAGAGCGTCGATCAGCTCACCCAGGCCCGCGGGGTCGACCGCAACGCAACAAAGCAGGCCGGCATCGCGGATCCGCACGATGATCTCGACGATCTGGTCGATGTCGGCCGGCCAGCCGCTGTCGGCCAGAGCGCCGTCTTCGAGGATGGTCAGGTCGCCGTCGCGCTCGAAATCGAGCAGCTTGGAGGCGATGGACTGGCGGCGCTGGAGCACGATCTTGCGGGCCCAGGCGTGGGTCCAGCTGAGCCAGCGCTTGACGCGTTTCTTGCCGGCGACCGGTTCCTGGATCTCTTCGGGCGCATCGGCGGCGGCGATCTCCACCTCGGTGCTTTCGCGGCCGAGGACGTCCATGCCGTAGAGATCGTCCATGCCGCCGCCGTCCAGGCCGACGACCACAACCTCGCAGCGCTCGAGGATCGCGTCGAGGGTGACGGCCTTGTCGTCGCCGCGCTTCCAGAACTCCGCCCCGGTCCAGCTGTCGGACCTGGACGCCATGCCGGGTTCGACGTTCAGGTGCTTGGCGTAGAAGCCGACCAGGGACCGCTGCCCCTCGCCCTGCGCCTTGGCATATTCGTCGAGCAGGAACTGCTCATCGACCGAGGCGCCCAGGTTGGGGTTGGGCAGGTAGAAGTTCGCCGGGTCCTTGTAGGCCCCGGACTTGATCATCTCCTCGGGGAACTCATAGAGCAGCCCCAGGGAGCGCGGGGCGACGATCTTGCCGTCGCGGATGGCGCGGAAGCGGCGGAGCCAGTCGAGGAAGACGCCCGCCGGCGGCTCGTCGCTCTGGGTCGAGAGGGCGATGACGAAACCCTCGGGCCGGCTGGCCAGGCCGCCCACGGCCTCGCGCAGCATGTTCTTGGCGTTGGCCTGCTTGCCGAACTGCCAGAGCTCGTCGATCAGGACGCCCGTGGCCTTGGTCCCGCTGACCGTCTCCGACGCCGCGGCGACGATCTTCAGCTGGGCGCCGGTGGTCATGTGCTCAATCAGCCGCTGGTGGGCGATCGGGCGGAGGAACTTCTTGAGCTCGGGGTGCTCGGCGACGAAGTCCATCGCCGGCTCAGCCGAATTCTTGGCGACCTCGATCGTCGGGGCGAGGAGGATGAACTCGGCGCTCTCGCGCTCGTTGCGCACCAGCTCGGTGACCATGATGCCGGCGGCGCGGGTGGACTTGGTGTTCTTCTTGCCGATCAGCTCGAAGAACTCGTTGATCTCACGCCGCCTGGTCGCCGGGTTGTAGGCGCCGAAGACCGCCTTGGGCAGGTCGAAGATCCAGTCCCGGCCGATCTCGCCGAACGTGGGCTTGCCCAGCACGTCGACGATCGGCAGATCGCGGAACACCGCCAGGGCCGCTTCGGCCTCCTCCGGATACAGCGGCCCGAACGGCAGCAGCGACCGGCCCTCGACGATGCGCTCGCGCCAGTCGGGGCAGGCCGTCGACCAGGTCGTCATTCGCCGTCGGAGCTGACCTGCGCCCCGTTGACCGCCGCCAGCCGCATGCCGCCCCGCGGCGCGAACTTGTCGTCACCCGCGATCGCGGCGTCCGCCACGGCCCGTGCCTGCACCTTCTTGCCGATCCTGGGCAGCGGCGCCGGCGCCGGTCGCCCGGATCCGCGCTCGCCCCGTTGGCGCACCGCCGCGGCCTGGTGCCGATCGATTTCCTGCAGATAGGCCTTGGCCGCCGTGACGTTGCCCTTGTCCGCCTGGGTCGCGAGGATCCCGAGCACCCGCGCCCGCTGGCGCGCCGGCCCCATGTCCAGCTCCGGACGAAAATATTTCCTCAGAGTCGGTGCGCTGATCCCGATCGCCGCGGCGATGTCTTCCTGCAGCATTCCAGCCGCTGAAAGAACCTCAACCTTCTCATAGACTTCGTCAGCGTAACGCAGCTTCCGCCGACCCCGCTTATCCGGCAAAGGCCGCAGCGGGTCCCCCAGCAGATCGGTCGCACCCGGAATCTCAGACATCGCGGAAAAAAATCTCTGAATGGGGTCCAACGCGGGTGCGCGAGTCG